TTGACATAGCCATTCTCTAGGTAGTTAACGTATTCCCATGTGGTACGAGCATCGGCCAATGCCTTGTTGTTCTGCTGCTCGGTGCCACGATATTTAACATCCTCTATGCTGCTTGGCCAAGCCTTCCGTCCAAACTGGGCAGAGGGCATGTATTGGGCATACTGAGACAACGCCCGCATCTTAGAGGTTTCAATCATTTCACGCATACTTACACGTTGACTCACGGAACGAGCTGAATGAATCATGCTGTCCACTGGCCCAAGGATAGGAGTCTGAGACGGGTCAATACCACCGCTCTCCATATTACTGCCTAGCCTGTCACCACGAGTACGTTGAGTACCACGTCCTGTATTCATGTTAACATCCCACTTGTCATCCAAGCTGATGTCTTGATCTTTTAAGTCTTTACGGTGAAAGTATTCAACACCGGGGTCATTGGCCATCATGCGCTTAACCATTAGGTCTGCGTCTTTGGTGTTGCCTGCTGTTGCCACTGCTTGAGTGTACAGCTGTTTCCCGTTAGCATCTTTTACATTCTTCACAATGAAGTTAGAGTCTGTATAGTTGACAGTGTAATAGCCCTCACGATAGTTTAGCACATGGCTATCATCAGTGAGGTTACGTAAGTAACTGCCTTCTTGTACATTCTCTACAACCACAAACTTACTAGAGCCGCCCTCAACAACTATGTTGTCCTTGGCTACGGCAAGTGACCCACCTCGGTCATACAACTCATCTAGCTGGGAGCTGCTTAAAGTCTCTAGCTTCCCTGTCTTTGTGTTGTAGACTTCTGAAGGTGTAGCATCGAAGCGGTTCTTGACAGGCTTGACGAATAATTTAGTGTCAGAGCCTTTGTCAACGAACTCCATGAAGCCTTTGGACTTCAAGTTCTTTGCTAGGTCACGGTTCTCTAGGTGATAGATGTTGTCCCAGTAATTCTTCCAGTTGGCTAATACTTCCTGCTCAGCTTTTGTAACACCCTGAGCCTTCATCTCCAACTTAGTCAAAACCTTACCACGATGGTTCTGCTCTTTAATAATATCTTCTACAATGCCCCGACGCTCTTTAGGTAATGCGTTGAAGGAGCTACCAAACCTGTCCCCTATCCCCAACACAACCTCTTCCATACGGGAGGCTTTATCTACTGCGTTGTTAGCAGCCAATGTCATAGTTGGGTCAAGCATAGACTGTGGGTCTAGTGCATAGCGTTGTAGTGTGCTTGCTGCTTCTGTTACAAGCTCACCTGACTGAGTGCTACCTACGCGGTCAAAGATGTTATACTTCACATCAAACTCAGACCACTTGTCCACATCAGCNGGGTTGAACTTATACTTAGTGTTTACGCCTACAAGGAAGTCTGGTGTAGCATGTACACCCTCAACACCCTTGTCAGCTAACTGGGCCATAGCAGTCCATTCACCAACTGTCGTAGGGACATACTCGTCACCATTGCGCACAAGCAACTGAATGTCTTTACTGTTTACGTTAGCATCACGTAAGGCCCACTCAGCCATATCTAATGCATCCTGTGCACTAGAGAAGCCTCCTTGCTCAGGGCCATAGATGGCTCGTATGTTCAAACCATCGGGGACATTCTCAATAGAGGTCATCTCCTTACGGTTGGTCATACCCTTCACTTGGGTTATGTTGTTAGTGGCTTGTACACGCATCACCTGCTTCTCAGCTTCAGTGTAGTGTATAGCTCCGTTGTTAGCCTCTATGTCTACAATGTCAAGGTCAGGCTTACCCACCTTGTTATTCACACTGCCATCAACCTTGCCAACCTCAGGCAGCAGGTCATTGGCCACGGCCTCTGTACGACTTGTGCCATACAATGCTTGTGCTGCTTCACCAGTCTCATCCATAGCCGCTGTCACATGGGCCAGCTTGGCCTTGGTAGCATTAGTGTCCTTCACTATCTGACTGATGCTGTTGGGCTGCACAGAGCTTCTCACAGCCTCTCGTAGTACATTGCTTGTACCACTTGTCATAGCCTTGAAGCCCTTACGTAGATAACCCACTCCACGGGCAAGAGGGCCACCTATAATAGTCATATCTAATACGCTAGTGAAGTTGTCAATGAACTCGTCACCACTCCCATAGTAGCCATCTTCTAGGAAGGTGCGTAGGAAGTTAACACGGGCAAAGTCATTAGAGTCTTGCATAACAAGGCTTGAGTTCGCATTAACAACTTTAATCAAATTCTCTACAATAGCCAGCTGTTGATCTTTGGGGGCGGACTTGATGCCCTCAATAATAGAGGACTTGGTGCTGCCCAATAAGAACATAGACTCAATACCAGCATCCCCTTGGAAGCCTTCCTTAATCTTGGCTGCCATGGTTGTTTCAACAAAGGGTGTCACAGCTTGTACGAAGTCCACAAAGGCTGTTGAAGTGTCTGTATCAGAGCCAACAACTGCTGCATTAAGTAACTGCTGCTTGGCCTTCTTACGTTGCTGAGACTCGAACATTGTATCAGCCAAGAACAGGCGTGTGGTGTTACGCTCTGGCTGGGCCCCTTGTTCATCTTCAATAAGAGTTTCGGAGGCAATCATGTTAGGGGCACTGTACTGCTCGTTGTCTGGATCTAGTACACCTGTGGAAGCCATAACACTAGCATCATCTGCGCCACTGTTAATAAGCTCCCCAAGAGCCCTCTTGCCCTCTTCCATAGAGCGTTGACGTACACCCTTTACAATGTTCTCAGCTGCCTGTGACTCTACACCTGCGTCTAGGTCAGCACTCACAACACTGTAATTGTCAGCCAAGTTAGCATCATCAGACAATATAGATGCCTGAGCTGCTGCGTTAATGTTAGATGACTTGTTAGATACGACAGGCTTAGACGCCTGAGGTAGGGAGAAGTCATCTAAGCTCCCCGTGCTGTCTGCACTAAAATCGTCTAAGCTGTCTGACATTATGTTCCCTTAGTTGGTTTCGGCTTGGGTGCTGCAAAGGCTGCCAGCTGGAAGGATGTATTAGACAGGAATTGGTTTTCCTGCGAGCTGATGTTGGAGTCAGCAGCCTGTTGCTGCAAGTTTGACACCGTACCAGCGGTCTTCTGTGCACCAGTGCTCTGAGCAATGGATGTGTTGGTGAGTGTCTCTAGTGCCCCTAGTGCACCAACCTCACCTGAGCTACCTTGTGTGCCTAGGTTGGAAGAAGTTTGCTCCACCTTGGCCCTACGTACACGAGCCTCTCTCACCTTCTGCCTACGTGCCTCAATGTCTGTAACCTTCTGCTGCGCCGTGCTTACACGGTTAGCCTCTTTCTGGGCCTTAGCTGCATCTTTGGCATCCTCTTTCGCTTCATAAGCGTAGTAGGTGCCAACTACAGCAAGCCCTGCTACAACTGCTATAGCCATATTATAACCTCTTCTTGTAGAAGGTCTCCATTTCACGGAACCCTTGTGGTACGTTGCCGGAAGTGTTGGGCTTAAATGCCACCACCATATAGTCCACCCCAGTGGCCTTAAGCTCTTCTGAGGAGTAGTCGATCATCATGTTAAGGACACCCTGCCCACGAAGGCTGGGGGACACATACATGGCAGCGTTAACTGCCTCAACTGTGTCACTAAACATAGAGGGGGTGACAATGTTAAGCATATACGCTACTAGCACATCCTCCACGTACACCCCCACACACCCCAACATCCCCACTTCCAAGAGCTTATAGAACTTGGGCCGGTCTACTGAGTAGTTTACGTCAGCAGGCTCCACCTCGTCATAATGGTCAACCCCTAAGTCGAACAACTCATCCAGTTGATCTATTGTATCAATGTGTCTACACTGCATTACCAATACTCATATTCATAGACCAACCTAAGATGTGACAATCAAGGTTTGGTTCAGTTTCAAATTTAAGGGACAATGCTTTACCCTTGCCACGTAGCTTGTTCTTACTAACAACCACCTCATTGCCATCATCAAAACTGGCTTGACTGTCAGATAAGAATAGTCGGCGATGTCTATAGGCTTGGAACTGCCTACCAAACTTACCACCAGCAGAGCTGTTGGCCCAATCCCACTGCGCTTGCACTAGGCAAGAGGAGGCACCTACAGGTTCCCACTCATCGTCAAAGCCTGTCTCAGTCTTGTTAAACATCATAGTCAGGTAGGTGACACCCTTGTTACGCATCGTGTCTCCCCCTGTGTAGTGAGACATCAACAGGCTCCCTTTTGCATCAGACCCCGTAACAGGGGCCCAGTTGGAATCAGCTGGTATGTTGAAGGAAGAGAAGTCACTAAAGGTGGAATCTTCTTGTGTACTAAAGCCGTATTGCATCTCAGTTGACACAGAACCCCTTTGTGCAATCAAGTACAGGAAGTCCCCGGAACTGTCTCCTAGTGGTAGGATGCCGACAGGTATTGCAGCGCCACCGTTGAACAAGTCTCCTACGTAGTCATTAACAGAGAACGCCCCAAGTTCCATCTTGAATTTAAGCTCTTTGGCTCCTGTCTCATCATGCATCACCCACCGTACCTCTCTCTCGCCTTCAGAGTAGGCTCCCACAGAAGTGTGCAGCTGGGAGGAACTAAAGCTGTTGAACAAATTGTCCAATGCACCTTGTGTCACCTTGCCAGCCTTTAGTTGCCCAGCCTCGTCCACTTGAACAGCGTACACGCCATCCCCTGCTAGGTAGGTGATTGTATCCCCTGCCAGTGTGATGCTATTAAACAGCCCTGTGCCTGTAGAAGACAGCTTCTTAACCTCATACCCTGTAGCAGAGAACCCTCCAGCGTCTGTTCCCACTATAGACCAAACACCTGTCTTAGCAAACACCACAAGGGAGTTACCAAACTCTACCAACTTGCCACAGCCGCTCATGCCCAGTATGGAAACGAATCCTCCATCTGTTGCCACCAAGTCAGGGGACTCTTTTGATGTAGGGTCTCCTTCTTGGTGACACTTGAACAGGTTAGCCTCTGAGGTGTTTAACTGACTAAAGAATAGTAGGTTTGACAGGTCAGGGGATTCGCTGTGTGGGCTTGAGCTTGTTCCACTGAAGCCTCCAAACCAAAGCCTCCCCGAATATTCTCCCATTGCCCTAGGCATCTCTTGGTCAGAGGAGTCATCACTGTCTAAGTCCTCTATGCTATCCAAGCCTGTCCAAAAACCCTCGTAGGGGGACAGGGCCTCTGCATCAATAAATGCCTGCTTTCTGGTGGCCAGCCTATTCCCCAGCTCTATCAAGTGAGCGCCCCTTACAGCCCTCGTAGACACTGGACTATCTGCAAAGGAGTCCGCTGCATGGTACCTATCCCTTGTGGCCTCTGTAAGGGAGGTGTCTGGGTATAGGTACTTAGACACACTGTCCGTCATAGAGGGGTAGGAGCCCGCCTTGCCATCAAGCAGCCAAATAGCCAGAGGGTCAAGTGCACCTGCGGTAGAGTTAGTTGGACGCCACCTAGCAGTGTTGAAGCCTTGGTTGCGCAAGTTGTATATGTAATTGATGGAGCTGTTGGGGAACTCTCCGAAGTCGGGGCGCTTGTTTACGTTGTTCCCCGCAGAGTAGTCTTCCCCATTGTTTGCTATTAGAGACACCCCCCACAGGTCTCTCACTGTAATATTGTGCGTGGCACTAACACTCACCTGACCGTCCACGTACTCCAACACTGTGAAGGCTACGTTGGGTTGGCCTACCACAAGCTTCTTGCCCACTTGTGTAATGGGAAGAGATATGGTGCGATCTGTGGGCTGAGGGAAGGACATGTCTTTGCTGGTTGTTTCGCCATCTGTTACAACAACCCCCTCTAGGGAGGTGCCCCCTATCTTCTGGAAGGTCATACTGCCACCAACAAGGGTGACACTTAAGTCCACATCCTCTGCTGGCCCTATGCCCCTCCACCAATACTGTTGGGCCTGTTGTGCTACAACGTCTTTGTAGTTGTCATAGCTTGCCACAGGGGCGGTAAGCACAGACTCCACACTACCTGTCTCTGGTAGTTGGTAGGAGGGGCTGAGTTTTGTTAGGCCCTTCCTGCGCTTAATGGTGCCGTCAATGTCAAGATCAAAGTTGCTCATCTCCCTAGCACTGTCAGGCTCTTGGTTTAAGGGGCTACCATCTGTGCGGAGCCCTTTAGTAAAAGAGCTAAACTCTAGTGGGCTTACTGATCTTGTCATAGGTTAGCTCCCTTTCTTAACATCCTTGACAACTGCCTCAACCTTCAGGGCGTCAATAGCACTGCGTGCAAAGCTAGTGTTGGTGTACACACCTCGTAACCCTTTGGGCACACTGCCCTTGCCAATTGGCTTGATACCCTTGTAACCAAAGGTGCCATCACTTACAATGCTATAACCTTTATACTCAACTGAATTGCTCATACTATCTACCTTGTTTGAATGTTGGGTCACGGTATCGGGCACCACGTCTACCATAGTTGGGGAACTTAGTTCCACCATCTACACGCCAAGCCTTCTGCGCTAACCACCTGTCTTGTTTAATTGCCTCAGCAGATGCTGAAGTGTCCGTAATCTGTCGTAGCTTGATTGATGCTCTGCTCTTGGCCTCCTCTTGTAAGGCTTGGAACGCCTCAGAAGGTAGGTCAGGGATGAAGTCATCAGCCATAGTCCAAGTTGGGTTGATGTAACCCTGAGCTTGCACCTTGTTACTTCGTAGCGTACTGTCCACACTTACATCATAGCTATCAAACACCAGAGTGGTGTCATTAAACGTAGTGTAATACTTGGGAGCTGTGTCATTCAATATCAACAACTCAATACCTGAGTCGTCTAACACTGTTATGACATTCTCATTAGAGCTACGTCTCTGGTTAGATACACGCAAGAAGTCATCAACCTCAATAAACTCCACAGGCTGATAGTTCTTGTTAGTGTCCCCGTCCCTCTGCTTGTCGTAGTTGACAAGAGACAGCTCCTTAACCTCATCTGCCAACACCATGTGAGTGGGGCGTTCAACAACAGTTGATGCCTCCAGCTGCACACCACGTCGAAGGTGGGGCCAGTTACGCTTACTCATCATAGCCAAGTAGGAAGACTTAACAATCTGAGCTATCTGCACTGACTCCATAGTGTCATCAATGCTATTCACTTCATCTGAATCTAGGTCGTTAGCTATGTCTTGTACAATGTCTAGTAGAGTTAGCTTCACTATTTTCTCCAATAAAAAAGGGGGCACGCCATTCCTGACGGCCCCCTATAGGTTAAGCTACAACAACACGACCAGCTGGGGCCATCTTATATTTAATAACGATGGTACCCGATGTACCACCTGTCTGCGCTAAGATACCTGTGTTAGCAGGGATAATGCCAACAGGGGCTGCTTCAGTGGCGGCAATAACCTCGACCTCACCAATGGTGAGTGCTGTTACGTTACCAGCTGTCAGGAAGGTCTCATCGACACCTGTCACCTCTACGTTGGTGGGGAAGGTGAAGGCTAAGCCAGTCCCCAAGTCCCAGACAAACTCGCCATCACGGCCTTCTGTCTTGTTAACACCTCGTGTACCGCCCGATGTGCGAGCACCGTAGTGGTTGTTTACGCCTAAACCTGCGTTGTTTTCATATGCCATTATCTATTCCTTATGCGAACAAGTCGGCGTTAGTTGGAAGACAGATGATGGTATCTAGGCGTTGATAGCCAATACCATATCGACCACGAGTTACAAACTCATCTCGACCTCGGTCTTTGTTACGTTCACCCTCAACCTTGGGGATACGACGCCATGCTGCCATCAATGGCTTGGTCTGGTCATCTAAGATGCACATGGCCAAGTTGCCAATACCGTTAGCTACGGTGGTTGTACCATCACGATACTGACCACGGTGTAAGCGGTTAGAGGTGATGATGTCAAAGCCGTATAGCTTCATAATGAATGCTTGACCACGAGCCATACCAGCTTCTAACAGCTTCTGGCCGAATGGGCTAACATCATGTGTAACAGTTACCAAAGAGTTCAAGGTGGCTTCTACCACACCGTCACAGATGAATACACGACCTTCTTCAGGTACGTTGGCCTTGTTAAAGGACAGCTTGGCACGAATCAGCTGAGACAGCTGGAAGACGTTGTTTGTAGCTGTAGACACAATGTGGTGTGGCTGGTTGTTGATGTTGCTAGCGTCATTCTCTGCATCACCCCCGTCCACATAACGTGAAGCAGCTGTACGCAAGAAGGCAGACTCAAAGTCCTCTTGGATGGCACGAGTGGATTCTGCAGCACGCTCCGCCATTAGGCGGTCAATGTCAGTACCATCTTCTCGAATGTCATCAGTCACATACCAAGCATCACCCTTATATTCAGTGATGGCGAATGTGATGTTACCAGTCTCAATTGGGTTGTAGATAAGAGGAGTGTCTTCACTCGCCTCTTGTAGAGTTACACTACCAATGGTCTTGATGTTTAATGTGGTACCTGAACCGAAGTCTTTAACGTCTCGGTAGAAAGTGCCGGGTAACAGGCCGTCATGCATATTAAGCATGATCATACCTGAGTATACCTGTGCGTCAATGAACGCTTGTGTATTAGTTGTTAATTGGATGGTCTATCCCCTTAAAGTGTTTTAACGCCAAACTTGCGATATACTTCTGCTTTAACATCCAGCAAGTGCTCCTTCTGTTCCGCTGCTGTGGCACCAGATAGGATGGACTTTACAGGACGTACTACAGGAGCAATCTCTCCTTGACGAGGTTCAAGATTAATACTGCCAGTTGTACTTGACACAGCTGGTGCACTACCTTGATTGAATAACGCCATTACCATTGCTGGGTTTTGGCTAGCTAGTTTTTGTAGCTCAGCGGGGGTTGTACCAAGTTCGGCTGCTTTTGACTGCACAGTCGTAGCGGCCTTATCTCCGTACATCTTTTGTAACGCTGCATCCACAGACTGTGCATTGGCATCAGCCGATGTCTGTGCTGCATTATTAGCAATGCCTTGCTGAACTAAGTTTGCAATGTCTGCTTCTGACAGCGCCTGAGGGGTAGCTGCTGGTGTGGCTGCTGGTGCCTCTGGTACTGCTGGATTGGACAAACGAGATACGACATCCTCTACAGAGGCTCGTGCGCTTGCATCAGCACGTAGTTGAACTAACTCCGCCTCTTTGGCTGCCAAGTCTGTCTGGAGCTGAGGGATGTAGTTCTGTGCATGACTCAAGCCTTCAAGGGCTTTGTCAAGAGTATCATATTTCTGAACGCCTGCCTCATTCTTAATACTAGCTAGCTGGTCGCTAAACGCACTAGATGGGTTGGCTGGTGCAGCTGGTGTTGCTGCTGGTTGATCTGATGGTGCAAAAGCAGAAGTCGGGTCTGACATCTGGTCTCCTTAAATTAGATTAATAGAAGAGCATCTATTAGTATACTTACTCCAGTCGAAGATTACTACCTAGTGGTTACTAGCGTATGTCTTATTCTTCTTCTTTCTTATAGTCTTTCTTATCTACTCTTCTTCTTACGTAAGTAATATACCCCTTTCGGGGCGTTACCTTTATATTTATTTCAATAATTGTGTTATTTCGTGCAAAGCACGTTCATANCCCCGCCCCTCAGCCTGTACTAGCGCCCAATTAGGGGAGTCAAAGAGGTTCTTAGCGCACAAGGAGAGATGAGAAGAAGTCATCCTCTCTTGTAACAGCTCCTCTAGCTTCTTACGCATAAGAAGGGCAGCGATATAGCTGCCTCTCATGTCTTCCTCTTGTTGCGTATCTAGGCCACTTAGCCAAGCCTTCTTCATTGCATACCTCCTGTCATGTCTATACCAGCTTCAACCTCAAGGTCTTCTTGGGCTGCGTTAACCTGAGTCTGCGTCTCTTGTCCCTCTGAGACAGCTACGTTAGGCTTAAAGATGTCATAGCCCTTAAGGTTGGTAACATCATCTACAAACTTGGTAAGGGCAATAGCTGACGTATGGGGCGCGATCTTCTCACCAATAGGGGAGTTGAATACAGCCATGACGTTCTGCAAGTCTTGAGACTGCTGAGCGAAGTGCCTAGCACCTACAGGGCGTAGCTTGCCAACTGCTGTAATGTCTTCCTTGGTNATGGTTACAAACTTCTCCACACCTAGGTCATCGTCCATTACGCGTATAANGTCAGTGGCATCCATGTTACGACGGGCTGTCTCCAGCTGGTCATTCAGATTGGGCTCTAGTAAGTTTATCTCAAAGGAGTTGATCTTCTCTTGGAATATGCGGCCNGCTGCGTTAGCCAATTGGTTAACCTCACCTAGGGTCTTCTCGCCCGGTGTACGTATCCCCATGGCCTCNCTAGGAGCTCCTGCCATCAGTTCCATNGTGTCCATGATGGTTTGAGCTTCATCAGCCATTGATACGACACCCTGAAGAGACTTGCTTATCTCCTTGATGTCACCCCCTTCCTGCATCTGAATCACCTCTTCAGGCCCCCAACGGAACTCATCTACGTCACCTACAACGGCAAGGGGTGGATGTATGATGAGATCTTTGGCATCTGCTGAAGCGTTGGTGATGTGGTCTAGTCGATACTGTAAGCCCACTAGGTTGTCCAGAGGGCCCATTGACCACAGATTGTCAGGACGCCCACGCCACCCTACATGGTGAATAGGGGCTTTGCCTAGCCAACTTGGTATCGCCTCGTTACGAGCTGTTATGGAGCGATCAGCTATGGTTATAACACGATCTGTGCTTAGCTCTCCTGTAAGGGAGTTGTAGTAGTCTCCATAGAACTCTAACACCTCAACGTAATCTGACTGCAGGTATTCTTGCATGTTGCCGAAGCCGTCCACACAGTAGCCAGCAGCCTTGTCGAAGTCCTCGATGGTGTAACCACCTACCAGAGACCTAAACTTCTCTCTACGCTCCACTACGTCGCCCCAGAAGGCTTGTTCAGGCTCTGTTACAGCAAGCTTCTTAATTTCACCCAAGGTCTTGACCGAACGTACAATCTTCCAACTCGCGTCAAAAGACTTGGCTAGGGGATTGAACACAATGTCCATTGGACTAATGCGCACAGCTGTGGGGCCCACATAGAGGGGGACTAGCTCCCCGTTCTCCAGCTCCTTGTAGTTGGCCTCAAAGGAGGTTGTAACGAACGCATTCCCGTAGTCGATGTAATCATACACCAACTTAGAGTACTCAGTGCGTAGGCCCCCTTCCCTANCTTTGTTAGCCATGTAAGCTTGGATAGCGTCCCGCTTGGCTTTGACATTATCATCCTTGCCATGACCCATCCACTTAAGCCAGTTGTCATTAGGGAACAAGGCACTCAAGTAGTTCGAGTGCAAGTTGTCTCGTATCTGACATAGCTTGGGTGTAGTGGTTGTATTCTTCCAAGGGAGGCTCGCATTGGACGTAGAAGTGGTGTCTGTGGCAAACACATAGTCACGTAGCTCTAGCCACTCCTTCGTCTTCTCAGCACGCTGTGCGTGATATGTAGACCACATTTGTGTGACCCACTTAGCAGAGTCATCCTGCTTTAGCAAAGTTGAAATCTCTGCAACTGCGTTTGACATAATTTATTCCTAAAAGCGTCCGCCGAAGCGGCTCTTTGGTTTCTCTGTTAAGAAGTCCTTAATGGAGCTTCCGAATGTTTTAGCTGGTCTAACAGCAATCTCTACAGCTGAGGCTAGGGCATCTTTGCAATCGTCATGNGCTGGGCGGGCTTTGATAAGCTCCTCCTCCAACACATCTGTCCAACCGCCTTCGCAATGCCATATCTCTAGGTTGTCATATTTATACTCAAGTGCAGCAGCAATACGCTCTTCCTTAGTACCTTCAGCACGAGATGGCCTGAACTCGTCCACAGAGAGCCTCATGCCTTCCTTACGGACGTATTCCTTGATGGCATTAACAATCACCTTCTGTGCTACAGATACTTCAGCACGGAGCTTTGTAAACACCCACTTGCTGTGTAACGCCTTAACGTGTTGGAAGTACTCAAGCGTCTTGTCCGACTTGAAGCGGTCTATGTCGAGGACATATGTGCTACCCTCAGCATCAACCCCTATCACCACGATGGCGGTGTAATCGGCCTTCTTAGACAAGCTGAATGCGAAATCGACAGCAGCATATACATTGAGCTTAGCTCCATTGTAATACCACTTACTGCCTTCCTTCTTCAGCTTCCGTACATCATAGTACTGGAACTTATCTCTCGATATTCTGTCTGAGCTTGGGTCATTAGGGTCGTTGTAATACTGCGAGTAGAACTGCACCCTGTCATTATATTCAGCTCTGATCCTCGCCAATACCTGCAAGTCGAAACCAAAGGCTTTCCCATCTGATCTGACAGTTCTTGGCCATATAAATATGTTGTCTTCCTCAACCCTATACTCCTTCCACTCCCACACAGGTTGGACATCAACCTTGATGCCCTCATCATTGTACACATCATACGCCTGATCTTTCCATGTAGCGTAGATGTCAGAGGGGTGATAGCGTGTGCCACAGGCCATTGTAAAGCCACCGGCATTTCGGATTGAGGTAAACTGTGAGGCTTTCTTACTAACACCCTCACGACCATCTTCTGTGTATGCGTTCTCTGGTACAACCAAATCGTCCGATACAACCACGTCAGCGTGCCAACCAGTGGTGTTCGTGGTTAAGCCTGCTGTTGCTATGGTTGCATCTCGGACGCCCTCTGAGGCACGTCTGGCATGGTCAATACTTATCTTGACAGAAGACCACTTCTCACGTTTGCCTTCTTGTGGGTTGATGTACTCTGGGTAGTAGCGCATGTATAGCGTACTGCCCAAGATGTTCTTAATCGCAAATAGCTGGGTGATTGCCAGATCCGCTGTAGCCGATACATAAAGTATACTTATCTCCGGGTGACGTGTTATCATCCAAGCGCACCACGTAGCTACCATGTGACTCTTTAAGTGAGCACGAGGTAGCATTACTAATTTGTTTGATGCTAGGCCCTCTCCTTGGCCATACAGTGTGTAGTCCTGCATCCACAAGAATATCTCCTTGTGGACACTACCATACACGTAGCCGGGGTTGACAAGGCGGGCGAAGAGGAACAAGTCCTCCTTCGCTGCTTCCCTGACTTCCTTGGCTGCATCTGGCATACGAGAAAGCTTGTGCTCAGCTTCCTCTAGCCAGTTGTCTTGTTCAGACACTTAATTACTCCGCGTAAAAGCTCACAAGGATTAGGTCTTTAGTAGACCCTGCCAAGTTTTCTATGTTAAGGACTCCACTTGAGATGTAGGCGTTTATAGTGCCGGCATTGCCTTGACTATTAACTGTCATATCGGAGCCTAATGCAACAGAGTTAAGTTGGGAACTATCCGAGTTAAAAAGGGAGTGTCCATTTCTGGCTCCATCATCTCTTAGGATGTGGAAGGCCCTGTTTAGGTTGCCTATGGCGGAGAATGTGTGTGTACTTGCGTCTGTGATACTTACGTTCTGGGAGCTAATTACGCCCCCCGAGGAGTTAACAATTTTCGAGATTATCTGTTGATCATCTCCTAGGTTGTTACATCCTGACACGGTAGTTGTAGAAGCTGCCCCGTTTACTGCGAATACTGGATCAACCGCTGTCCCCAAGTTATCTAAACCTGATAGGTTTACGTTAGCTATAATATCATTCGATAGTCGTACAGCGCTGTTGCCCATATCCCCGGAACAGTTCTTCAAAGTGAGGAATATAGGAACTGTTGAGTCAGTCCCATCCACGTTAAGTAAGTAGTCACAGAGATCCACATGTACATTCTCTAGAGTTGCTCCGGTGTTCTTTACACTCGTACCGCTCTTGCCTGCCCCCACTATTCTTGCAATAGCTACGTCATTTACTATCTTAAGATTTGATACGCTTGTTGTTACTTGGTCATTAGCGTACCTATAGGTTGTGCGCACCACATCTGTTCCGGGAGTGCCTCCACTATAAATCATTGTACAACGATCAATAGAGCCTCCCCCAAATTGGAAGTCCACTTCAGTAATCCCAGTAAGGGTGTCCCAGAAACTATCTCTTTTAAACAGGCAGCTTGCCACCCTAGTATCCGAATGTTGGGATTTAATACTCCTACCCTTACAGTTCTCAAAGGTGCATCCAGTGACTAGTAGGGACGCTGGGGTAAACGGATCTCCTGTGCTTAATGTTGATAGCACACGAATGCCATCCTGATCTGCTGTGTAGGTGTTGTCCTCAGTTCCAATCTCTTTTACTGAGCACCCATTGAACTCCACCATTAAGGGCTCATTTGCCCCGTTGTTCTTAACAGTGATGCCAGACACTCCCTGTACGCCAGAAGTGCCTGCACCTGTTCCGAGCTCCACNCCATTAATGTCGCAGTCATAGAATAGGGCAGTGTTACAGCCGCTTTCTAAGAAGATTCCATCTCCCTCGTCAAACCCACTCAGCCTTTTAATGTTACTAACCTTAACCCGCTGGAAGCTATAGCTAACCTCTTCTGGAGTTAGTGTGCTGTAGATGGCCATNCCCGCGTTTACAAGACTAGCTCCATCTACGGTAACATCCTTATATACATACTTCCCAGATGTTGTGTGGGTGGCGGTTATCGCAGTTGCTCTATGTGATCCAACAGTGACTAGACTTAATAGCTCTACTGACTTGACATTACTAAGATCCACTGCACTAGATATACTGTATGTGCCTCCCTCCCCTGTCAGACCTTTTTCCAAGGAAGCTGCTTTAACAGCAGCAGCCGTTATAGCGGCTGTGTCATCAGATCCATCTCCCAAAGCTCCAAAATCCTTAACGTGTATTGGAGAGCCTTCAATCATCCTGTTGCGAACTCTAGTTGTCATACTTTCAACCTTAATATATCTGCACCGAACTCGTCGTCCAGCTTCTCTTTTATACGAGACTCACGTTGAGCCTCTTTCTTATTGGGGCGTCCTACAGCACGCTTATCCCAACCCTTGTCCAGAAGCAGCTTCGACGCTTGATAGGACTTACCTTCTGCGGACATATCCATGATGTCCTTGATGGCTTGAGAGCGCATCTTGAAGTCAAGCTCCTCTCGCCATTCCTCTATGTGCTTCATCACCTGACGGTTGCCTTGCAGCTTCTTCCACTGCTGCCAGCCCACTAAGTATTTGACAGCAAAGTCATACTCAATGGGGTCTTCAAACGCTAGATAGAGCTTCTTGAGGGAGACATAAGTCTTCCCCTTATACTCGTAGTCTTCGTCACGAAAGGTGAATACGGCGAAGTCCGTATATCCTATTTCAAGGAAAAGGGACTGGCTCAGTGGCCGCCCCCTGTCATCCACTAGTTTTGTTTTATCCATCTTACTAC